TTCAACTTTTCATAGATGTCTGTTTTAACAGCCACGCCACTTATTACTTTTACATTCCAACTATCACCAAAGGACATAGATACCCCATTAATGGAATAGCTCTGCAAAATACTCTGAAGAATCTCAGCATTTTCATATTCAAAATCTGCAATCTCACAACAACACTCTTTTATAATATCCTGCTGAAATTCTGTCAGTTCAGAAATGTCCCTAGATATAATCCGGTTATAAGTAAGAGTATCAATGTGTCTGCTGGCCTGCTTTAATGCCTTTTCCAGATTTTCCTCAGAAATAATATTCCCGTTATATTCTGCGAAATAATAACCAGCATCTGCATAACTTACATGCGCCATGAACATCACTCTCCCTGTGCAGCTTTAATCTTCTTTAAGATACCCTCTTTTGATGTGGCATTACCGATATTGATTCCATTTGACTCCGCATATAAAATTAAATCTTCTGCTGTCATAGTCTCCATATTTGTCAATTCTTTCTGTTCAATTCCTTCTGCTGTCATAGTCTTTAATCCTTCCAGCTCATTAACTACCTTTATATATTCTTCATATGGAATTGTCTTGTTTTTTGCGTATGCAATCACTTCTCCATCATTATCAAAGATATCAAAGCCCTGCGCTCTGTATCCCTCCAATTCTGACTGCGTGACTGTATATTCTCTGTTTCCTTTTACTGCTTTCATTTGAATCCTCCTATGATGCACTGATATTTATGGAGCATCCTTCTTTCTTCTTTTCCAGAAGGAATAAATCACCAAAATTTCTGTTCTGGTACAGATAACCGTCCCCTACTCTGGAATCATGCCCCGGTGTGAATACCCTGATATAAGAATACTTGTTTCTGCACACAACACATGAAGCATGAATAAGGATACAGTTAATCTGCTTTGCTGAAGCTCCTGGGGCAAATCCATTTGTAAAATCATAAACTGACTTCATTCTTGCCGCTGGCACCATCTTAATTGTTACATCATCAAGGCTGTGGACATTTCTGTTGATACTTCCTGCAGCAGTGCCCATAACAGAAAATGTTCTTTGCATCCCCTCTGCTTCTTTTACAATCTTTCTCACAGTAGGGGTCACGTAAAGGATTCTTCCCTCTTCCGGCACTCCAGCTTCGTCCATAATTGCCATTTCAGAATCAAACCAGTCAAGAAACACAGCTTTGTCAACTGCCGTAGTGTCAATTCTTCCTGACATTGCAGACAATTCGGAATGAAGTTTTGAAAACCTATAACAATCTTTTTCAGGGATTGCCTGGTCTTCCTCAAAAGTATTCTGAATATTCGCAATAGACAAAGTAAGATTTGTTTCATCAATATCCATAGGGTCAATAAAAAATTCAATATCTCTGTCAAACTCCAGTTTCTTTGGCGTCCAATTATTAGCAAGCGTGCCTGCGTTGAATCCAATTGTCCTTGTGTGGTCTTTATAGCCGGATACTGAAATATCAGGAAGTTTTATCGTTTGTGCATTAATAAAAGTAATTCCTGTATTGCTCTTTGTTAAATCATCTGAGCAGACATCTTTTACATATTTCTTCTGTAACTGTGTTTCAAATTTTTCTGCATAATTATATTCTGCCATCTTATTACCATCCTTTCCTATACGCCGAAGACCGCATTAAGCTGTTCCTCGTTTGTTGTTCCGTTCTGGCTCTCTCCCTGTCCTCCAATCCGAAAGCCGCCGGTTGCCTGTGTATTTGTTTTCAGTTGCGGCACGTCTTCCAGTACTTTATTCAAGGCTTTCTTTACATTTTCTGTGTCAATTTTCCCATCCTGTGCCATGACATTGCTTAAATCTGCAAGTTTTATCACATATGGAGCCGTTTTTATATCAAGACCAAGTCCAAGTGCTGCTATCATTGCCTCTTTTTCAATCATTGCCTGTTCAGTTGCTTTTTTTGTCTCTGTAAGCTGTGTCTGAAGCGCATTTATATCTGGTGTGTTTTTTGCTTTTTCCGCCTTAAACGCTGCTATTGCTTGGTCAGCTTCCTCTTTGCTTAGTCCCGCGCCTTTCCCTTTTACAGCATCCTCCAACGTTCTGCTTCTGTCTGCTTGCCAGAAATAATGCCTGCTAATTTTTCATAATCAAACGCCGGCGTTTCTGTCTGCTGTCTGGCATTTTGCTGTGTATTCTGGTTACTTCCAGCCTGTCCTTCAGAACCCGATTCTCCGCCGCCTGTTCCTCCTTCTGCAAAAAGCTGTAATTTCATAGGTAATAATCTGCTTCTTTTCATAATGGTCTCCTTTCAAGTTATAGAGTGTCTCTCTTATCAGTTTTTTGGGTGTCTCCCTTATCAGTTTCTTTCTCAGGTGTCTCCTCGTAGTTTTTTGCCTTCGGGCATAAAAAAAGCACTTATGAAATTCTTCATAGTGCTTAATCTTTTCTTTTTATTTTAATAGTCTTCCTCCGGGTCATATTCCTCTCCCCATAGCTCCCAGATAGTAATATGCTTTTCCAAACACTCGTTGAGCATATCTATCCATTCCTGTGTAGTAAAGGAAGAAGGCTCTGTAATTAAATCATCACCAATTTCTTTTGTATACTTTTCCATAAGCCTCATCATTTCGTCGCCTTCTGGGTCTTCTGGAACTTCATATTCAGGTCTTAAAAAATCTGGAATAGACACAATTAATCACCTCACTAATTTTGATTTAATGGTATCAAAATTCGCATTGTTCGAACACTATTCCATTATCTCCATCAATAGGCTCCTTATGGATTTTTATCCCCCAAAAAATATCATCATTTATTCCATTTGGAAATGCTGTGCATATATTTTTCTTCTCACTGTTCTGACCTATATAATTCTCACATTCAGTACACTGCGGAAATCTTACCATAAACTCATCTCTAATTCATCTTGTTCTTTTCCTATTTCTCTTATTCTCTCAAGACTTTTTTTTGCTATTTCAGGCGCATCTTCTGACAGGGCAAAGCCACCTTTTTTGTTATATACTCCATAAGGTTCCACAATCTCCATTAATCTTTTTTCTTCTTCTGAAATCGGATATCTTGGCATCTTAATCTCCTTCTAATATATTCTTAGTCCTATACTCTGTGAATACTTCATCATACTTATTGTTTTTATAACATTCTCTTGCATAATTACTAATTTCATTTATATTATAGCCTTTATTGTTTAGTTTATCAATAGCCTTTTCCGACTTTTTCCTAATCCATTCCAAATATTCTCCATTACTTGAAATTTTTCCATATTTCTTTCGATATCCTTCTGCATCTTTCCAATGTAAAAATTCATGGATATATGTACTTAATTCATTATCTGGTGCTGCGCAATCTTTTTGAAGTTTTAACAAAAACTCTTTTACTCCGACCTTTTCATTGAAATAAAGAACATTTTTCAACGGATTATACGAAGCCAATGCCCCTGTTTGCATTTCATCACTGCTTATAATTAATATTGTTGGCAGATTATCCGCTTCGTTTATCCCAAGTTTTCTTAATGTCTCCGCTATGCTTATATCAATTTTGTGTAATTGTTTCCTCTTTAATGTTACCTGGTTTGATACATATATTCTATTAATAGTTCCTATCATTTCAGATGAGCTGATATTTTTACTACCCCTCTCAATATTAATAATAGCATCTCCTCTTAATACTGGTCTATATTCTTGAATTTCATTCTCCCATTGATTATTCCAAATCATTTCTTTTTCTGTATATTTTCTTTTGTTTTCCTTATCAAGAGAATATTTTGCAAGCCTTCCATATTTCTCAGCCTGCCTCTGTGCATACTGCTGTCTCTGCTCATGGTTATAATTTTCTGCAAGTTCTTCCAACTCCTCTTTCGTATATTTATCATCAGGCGGCGTACTGATTCCTTCGAAATAAGTCGTATGGCTGTCCCTGCATCTTGGATGATACAGACCCTTTTTTATTGCACTTGAAATCAGCGGATATTTCAATCCCGTAGTCTCTGATATCCCGTCTTTGCTCCCTCCGCTCCATACATCATCTATAAAGATTTTTCCCACAAAAGGCTTACACTTCGGGCAGGGATTTCCACGTTTATTCATAATGACTGTGGATATTCCCCATTCCATACGCTTTTCACCCTCACCTGTCAGATATGCCCTTTTCTGCGCCGTCCTAAGTGCCATATCTGCATAGTCAGCCATGGTATGCCTTGCGCCGTTTGAATACTCAATACAGTTAATTCCAGCACTCAAAAAATCCTTTGTCGCCATATCCACTGCTTTTTCATAAGTGGCCCCTGTCATTGCATACACCTGAGCGTTAAAGATAATCTTTCGATACTGGTCATTTGCCATACGAAGTATTGCTGTTTCTGCTTTTTTGAAATCATCTTGTGTTGCTTTTATCAGGGAATTGATTTTTTCATCATTTATTTTAAAAAATACCCCTGCTGTCCTGATATTTTTATCTGTTTTTTGGAACTTCGCCCCTTCTTTGATTGCTTTTAATATGGATATTTCCTGCTCGGCGTTGCCTGCTGCCCGCTGCATAGTTATCAAAGTATCTATCTGGTTGTTGATATTGCCAAATATCCCCTTGTATTTTTTCATATTCCGTCTTTTATATTCATCTAAAGCTGCAAGCTGTTCCACTTGCCACTGGCTCCAGTTATAACCTTCTTTTAGTTCCTCTGCCCTGTGATGGTTAAGATTCCTTATCATAGAATCTATTAATTCATTTTCCACAGTTTGAAACGCTTCTGAAATATCATAGCTCGTATTCAGCTTCCTTGCATTTTTCGCCATAACACCACCACTTTATAAATTTTCCTCAATAAAGGTTTCTGCGCTTTCTTTTGGAACCCCCAAAGTAGCTGTTACAATATTAATCGCTTCAGAGCGTGTCAGTTGGGAAGTCTTAACCATTTTGATGATATTCATAAGTGAGCCTACCTGCGCACCGTTCAGCATGGAAGAGCCTGTTTTCTTCTCTTCTGTATCATCCTCTATAAAATCTATCGCGCCATCTGCTGTCTGCGGTTCCTCCATTTCAACAATGCCCTGCTCAGCCTTTAACCTTAGCACTTCCTCTGCTTTCCACTCCCCATCTTTGCTATCTCCATAAAGCTCATCTACTGCTGCCTCTATACTCATAATCCCGCCTGATTTTGCCTTTGATACTGTCTCCACCTGACTCTCAAAAGAAGGATTTGCATATTCTCCAAATGGAATATCTGCTTTCTGCTCTGTAATCGGTTGCTTTAACAATGTTTCATATACTTTTATAGCAATATTTACTATTTCTGGAAAAATATTTTGTATTGCCCCCACTATCTTATTTCTTGTATAGAGTGTTGCTTTTTCCTTTTCTCTTTGCGCTTCTGCATTATCAAGTTTTTTTACATCTATCCCTAATGTGCTTGGGCTAATAAGTCCCTGCAGACAAAGGTCTAGTGCTGCTATGTAAGTAGCCAGATAGCTTTCATGAGGAATTGTCGGCTGAACTACTTTTATTTCATCTTTTCCCTCTTCTGTCATATTTCCCTCTACTTTGAAATACTGATTATCAAATGCTCTCGGTCTCAATATCTCACCTGTATGCGGGTTTCTGGGACATAAACTGTCTGGGATATATTCTTTCGTGCGTCCTTTCCTCAAGGCTTCCATCCACTGGCTCCATGCTTCGTCTAATGCATCAAAACTGTCACACTTTGCATCATAAATAGACTTCCCTCTTCCTTTCCATCTGGAGGAATTAAAAACCATAAATGGTACAGCCATAATAAAATTACCATCAAATTCCACCTTTGATGGAAGATATTCTGTATCAGGGATAGTATTAAGTGGGATTTCCCTTTCTCCATCATACAGCTTTGAAATAATATAATTTTTTCCATATGCTTCCTCTAAAACATACTTTTTATATTTATGTGTATATACTGTTTTAAAGATGATTTCCGTTACCCTTCCATGATTATATTTAATATCTATATTTTCACCTGATACAAATTCCATCATTGGGTATTGACTTATGTTTGTATTGATTGTAAATTTTATTGCACCATCTCCAACAATAAGTGATTCCCTTATGATTTCCTCTGTCAGCTTATCAAAATGATTATCCTTTGCTATATTCTCCCAATCTATCTGTTTGCTGGCATCATCAAGTTTTATTTTATTCATATCCGCCACAACTATTGAGGTAAGAATATCTATAATCATTCCTGGCAATCCGGTATGAATTTTTCTTATTTCATATCCAGGTGTTGGAGCTGCTTTCCAAAATCTTTCCACATCACAATTAATGGATTGGTATAACTGTGAAAGCTCCTTTGAATCTCCCAAATACCATATTCTGTTTTTAATTGCATTGCTTTCAAAATCAAGCGTTTCCTGAATATATATATTACTACTTTGTGCTTCTTCTATTTGCAGAAAACTTCTTATTCTTTTTCTGACCTTATCTGCCATAGTGCTAATCAGCCTCATTTCTTCACTCCTATTTTATTTTTATACGGAATCCATGCATACTGCACACTGTTTACCATATGGTCATTTGCATCCTCCGGTTCTTCATCTTTATCCTCTTTCCAGCTATAATTATCCAATTCCCTGATATAATTTTTACAAGTATCAACAATATAAAAACATGGTTCTTTATCTTTCATAACATCAAAAGACATCCACCCAAGCTGAAACATAATTCTATCTATAATTTCTATCTTCTTGTAAGCATTATTGAACATGTACAAACATTCCTGATGGGTACGTTTATACTTGGCAAACTCTGTTAATGTTGCCTGGTCGGCAGAATCTATAAATGTATGTTTTGCCATGCCCCATTCCTTCCGGTTGCGTTCCAGAAAATCTATAAAATTAAGCACTGTATCTGATGGCGCAACTGCTATGGATATACTTGCATTGTTATATACCTTTTCATCCAGCACAATACATCTTCCTTTGTTTGTAATTCCCAAAAATGACATTGCAATTGTATCTGGGGATTTTGTTGAATATGCGGTATCCAGTCCGGCTGTGAATAGCTCAAAATATTCCTCCTGATGTGGATTATCCCTGTTATGAAGAAATCTCTTTGCCCACTCTTTTGTCACAATATGCCTTTTATGGCTGAAATTACAAAAGACAAGACCTGCTGCCTTGCCTCTCAATCCCTGTATCTTGTTTTTATACATTTTCGTTCCCTTCGGAACTGCGTCTATTTTTTCCTGTATGTCCTGCTCTGTTAATGCTGCATTATCGTGAAAAGTGAAGTACCAATGGACATATCCCTTCACAGGTTCCTCGTTTAACTCCTCCAGAAGTTCCGACGGATAGTCCCTGACATACTGTTTTAATGGACGGCTTCTGTTTAAGAACTCTTTATATACTTCCTTATCCGGCGCATCTGGGTTTGACGTGGTTATCATATATTTACATCTATGGGTAATTTCCCTTAAAAACTCCATATCTGCAATGTTTACCTCATCAATATATACACAACCGACTTGAGATCCAAGAACCTTCTGCCAGCGTTTTTTATTGTCATAGCCGCAGATATAGATAATTTTCTTCCCATAGGGACTGTCATATTCAATATGCGGAAGTCGTATTTTCCCTTTGCCACTTGGATAATACTCTGTGACGGCCTCAAATTGCTTTAATAAGCCTCTTTCAGGATTGATTACATTCTTTTCCACAGTTCCGAGGTCTGCGCCTGCGATGATATGGTCTTTTAGGATGCTCTTGGCGGTCATCATCATAAATTTAAAGATGCCCACAGTAGTTTTGCCGGCAGCAGTTGTCCCTTCCAGATAATCCCTTTTGGTTTCAGTCAGGAGGAAATCTTTAAATTTAGGAGATAGTATAAGCAAATCGTCACTCAATAATATCACCATCTTTTATCGGTTTAATTTGGTTTAAAATACTCATAATATTATCTTTCTCTTGTGTAGCTTTATCATTGATATCATTTTCAGAATCATCTTTCAACAGCTTTTCTTTTTTGACTTTTAACAGCTCTAGCTCTGCCCGCTGTTTTTCAGAAGCAATATCTATATGCTCGCCAAGCCATTCCATAGCCTTCATTCGGTCAGACAGCTTTACTTTAATACCATTTTGAGTGTTGCTGATTTCTGTAACTATCATTCCATCTATTTCCGATTTCAGCTGCACCACATTATCTTTGATGGAGATAAAATCATTGATGTCTGCCCTTGCGATATCCAGATACCATTGAAACAAATCCTGTATCTCGATATCGATGCCGGAGCGGTATTCTTCCAAAAGCTGGTTGATATATTTTTGTATTTCAATATTTTTCCATAGTGAACTTGCATTTCCACAAGCACATTCATAACTGCAATGAAATGCTTTCTGATATGCTTTCACCTTGTTTCTGTACTTTACATACAGCAGGCAGAAAAGCCGCTGGTTTTCGGTCAGTTCTTCGTTTTCAGGCACAACTTCAATCTCTCTTGCAACAGGCTTTTTACTGCTGCTTTTATTCTCTTTCCGAGCGTTCGCTTTGTTATCCGAACGCTCGTTTTCAGCATCCCATTTATATGTGCTTTTCCAGCGCCTTACAGTTCCTGCCGGAATATTTAGTTTTTTTGCTATCTCCACAAGAGGCATCCCCTGCTGGTAAAGCTCCTTTGCCTACTCCGCTTTTTTATTCGGTGCCCTTGCCACTGTTTATCGCCTCTCTT